GANNNNANACGTNNGCTCTTCCGATCTATAGACATTTCTATCTTTAAATTCTTCTGCATGTTTTAAATCATTTAAGATAGCTAAGTCTGTAACTTGACAACCTAAAATAATGATACTATCACTGTCATCAGGTACTTCAGATATTCTTGCAATATTATTTTCAGCCCAACTTAAAAAGTCTGAATAAATGCTAATACAAGCTGTACATCTAACGTATATAAAACCAGATACATCGTTTATTTCATATAATTCACCAGTACCAAATTTATTTGTTACTTGTTTCATTTTATAATCTCCTTGATAATGTTTATTTTGGAAAATTAAATCCTGTAATATATTTAACTTGCGTTTTTCTATGTTTATTCCATTCATTTATAAAAATAATCCCTTGTTCAGTACTAGGATTACCGCCGCCTCCGCCGGCTTGTTTTGAACTTTTCATAATTTTTATAAGAGCTTTAGCATCGTTCGCATAATCATTTAAAGATCTTTGTTTTTTAGTAAATACAGAAATTATTTCATTTGGAAAATATTTCTTTTGATTAATTGCAGTATTTATAAAATATGCAAAACCTTTTACAATTTGAGATTGTGTTCTATCTTCATCATTAGGCCATATTTTATTAAGAAAAAATAATGTTTTATCTAAAATATCTAAACCATATCTATTAACAATAAGATCTAAAGATTCAACAGCTCCAAAAACAAGATTACTTCTTGTTGCACCAACACTATAACCATGTTTGGCTAATATAGGTTGTGCACTTCTTGCATTTTGTATTTGCTTAATTGTTTTAGGATCTAAAGTTTGTGTTTCATCTGCGGCTAATCTTCCAGACCATTTTTCAACATTTGATACTTTTGTTACTCGATTATCTTGATCAATATAATATAATGCTTCATATTCTACAGAATTTTCTGTAACGTATGTTACTTCACACCAAACATCTACATATCCTAAAGCTTGCAAAACCATTAATCGGTGCCCACCATCTATTACATAATATAAACCATTTTTACGTTTGTTAACTTTAAGACATCCTAATGCATTAATATCAAAATATATACTCATATCTTTAATTTTTTTTGGTCTACAATTAGGATCTCTTTGATAACCACCTTCAGATGCTAAATGTATTCTCATTTTATCAATAGGAACTTTTTCAAAAATTCTATTATCTGTTTTCATTTTTCTATTCTCCTTATTTGTTAAATTATTTTCTGTTATATTGTCAAAAGTTAATTGATTTTGATTATTTTTAGAAGTATTTTTAATAATGTTATAAACTTTAATTCCTTCATTTTCTAATTTGTCTATAATATCATTTTTACGTTGTTTTAGCCATTCTTCATCTGTTGTCAAATTAGTTTCCAAAATAACAACTCTCCAATTTGACTTATCATTAATCCTAGCAACGTCTCTTCTAATTTTTAAATTACCTGATTTATCTAATCTTTCAATAACAATATTGTTTTTCTGACGTTCTGCAAGATCTTCAGCTTTTATAACTTTACATAATTGCCAATCGTATTTACTAACAATATAACAAACATAGCATATCTGTTCTCTAATATTTTCTATTGCATAAATACAACCATATAAGTTACTCATTTTATAGATTCTCCTTTTAAATATTGTAATTTATGTAAAAAGATAAAAATATATTTATAATTAGCACAACTCTACAAGCAATCTTGCTGTGGTGACTTCATCATATAAATTAACATAAAAGGTTCGACTCTCGCAAAGTGATCAAATCTTTGCACGGCGATTTCGCTATTATGATATACTTTTATCTATTCAAATAATTATAATCACAGCTAGATTAAGATGTTATTTCATTTATAAGAAAAATTATTTTGATTGTTAATAATACGTAATAAAAATAAAAGCAACTACTTGGATAGTAGTTGCTTTTTAACTTCGTTTGCAATTCGTTCACCAGTTACAGAAGATCCCATTTCATCCTTACATTGTTTAATTATCTTACCCATATCCTTTATAGTTAGTTTAATAACATCTCCAGTATTTGGATCAAATTCCATCATAGAAATTATATACTTTATTTTATCTACTAATTCTTCATCAGTTAATTGTTTTGGTAAATATTTTTCAAGTATTATAATAGATTTATCGCATTCTTTTATTATATCTTCTCTATTTCCTTGAACTGCAAACTCACGACTTTCTTTTAATCTCTTAATATGTGATTGAATTATAATCACTATACTTTCATCAGTTATCTCAGATTTATTATCCTTTTCCACAGAAGCTATATTAGATCTAATAAGTTGTATAGCATTCTTGGCTAATGTTTGTTTTTCTTTCATATAGTTTATATAGTCTTTATTTAATTGTTCTTTTAATGTCATTATTTTATCTCCTCACCATTCTATTTCGATTTCAATTTTTGGTTCTTCAATTTTTTCTCCATATAGATGATAATAATGAGTATCATAATCACTACCACAAACTGGACAATGAATATACTCACATAAAGTATTCAATCCTATATTTTCTAATATAAATACTTCTTTACATTCTAAACAACGTATTCTATCACCAAGAACAATTGAATTTAACATTTATCTCACTTGTCTTTCTAAAAATTCTGTATATGTTGAATGTTGACCTTCTTTATTTAATAAAGGTTCAAAAACATTAAATGATTCTCCAGTTCTACATAAATAAACCATATTAGATTCATTATCTACAACAACATAACATATTTTACCAATCACAGTATAAGTATATTCTGTTTTTACAAATCTAGTATTCTTATCACTATTAGACATAGAATCTACAGTATTTGAACAACATCCAACAGTAAATAATAAAACAAATATACATAAAACTAAAATTACTTTTTTCATATTATAGTATCTCCTATCTTGTTTCTAAATATTCTGATAAAGTCATAGGTTTACCTTCTTTATTCAATAATGGACTTATTCCAGAAGATCCATCATATCCATATCCAATAAGATATACTATATTTGTTTTATTATCTACATAAACATAATAAACGTATTGACTTATACTATATTGATCTTCATCCACTTGAGTAAATCTTTTACTACCTTCATAATCTTTATTAGCAACTTTATCTTCAGTACACCCAGTAAATATAAAAAGTAATCCAAGAACTAATATTATAGCAATTATTTTTTTCATATATTATCTCCTATACTATTGATGCTGCTGTAATATTTTGTGAATCATCATATTTTAAAATTTCAGAAGTACATACATTTAAATGATTTAAACAATCTTGACATAAATGTACTATAGGAGTTCCCATCTTTAATAAAAAGAATTGTTTATTATTATCTTTTTCAATTAAAGCATTTGCATTACAAGCATTACAAAATCTATCTCCTATTCTAATTCTATTACTATCAATTTTTTCTATTGTTATTAGTGCTTTTCCAGTATCTTCTGAAAAACCTTCTACAACATATCCTTGTTTAACTGTATATTCTATTGGCTGCTCTACTTGTTTAACTTCTAAAGGATATATTGAGTCTTCTAAAATATAGTCTCGTTCTAATCCTGTTGCTTTATCAACTTTATAAGACCAACTATTTATTCCTTGACTTGTAACAAATATTTCTTTTACATCAATTATTTTACATTCAATAATTTTTGAACGACCATTAACTTTAACATGTTGACCAACATAATATTTTGGTGGTTCTTTTTGTTTAATATTATAACCTTCACCTATTGGCATTTTATCATCTCCTTCTATTAATTTATAATAGTTTTTCTATTTATCCTTTATCACATTTACAAATTAATATTTCAAATTCAGAATTTCCAAATACATATTCTATAATCTGATAAACAATACTCCAATCTCCGCCGCCGCGAGTACATCCCATATTATATGGAAGAGCAAGAGTGCACGGACCATAATCTTCTTCCATATAATTTCGTAAAGTAATTAATCCTTTTCTCATTGCATCATAATCTGTAAAACAAGAACCACTTCCAAAATCTTTCTGACTAAAAAGGTTACAAATTATTTTATCATCTTGATCATTAGTAACTGCATAAATTTGACCAAGTAAAGATTCAGGAATACCAACTACTTTACAATATTCTTTATACTTTTCATAAACATCAGGATATATATTCCTAAGTTCTAATGCAACGCCGCTTCCCATAACTCCCAAGCAATTAACTTGATGTATAAGTACTTTAGCACATTCAACTTTAAACAAGTCTGCATTAATTATTGTTACCATAATAAACTCCTTACCATTCAAATAATATTTTATATAGCCAACAGTGCTTTATTCTGTTTTTCCAACGTTGTCTACGTTCTGTTTTAAATTGTTCTAACTCTATTTTAGCTTTCATTAATACTTCAGCTTTATGTTCTGTATCTTTATTTCTTGCAATCTCTTTACAATTTAAACAATAATGTTCATTAGTACCATCAATATTTATTACTGTCCACTGTTCTTTTTTCATTTCATCAAGTAATGGTTTCATCGTTTTAAAGCGCTCTATTTCTCGAGTATAAGCATATCTATGAGTATCGTATTCATATAAAACATGTTTGCATTTGTCACAAGCTACAAGGAGTCTTATGTCAGTATATTCCACTTTACCATTGCTATCCATATGTTTACATTTATAGCTTTGTATCATCGCAACTCCTCCATATTATATTATAATCTTTATAAATGTAATTTATTATTAAATAAAAGTGACGGATTTCTCCGTCACTTATAAAATCAAATTGAATATTATTAGTACATCAAACTTTAAAAACCATTCTTATAGGTTTTTAAATAACTCCCATACTTCATCAACGAGTTGTCTTGGATTAAATGAAATAACTGGACTATACTCAGTAATGGTTGTATGATAGCCACCAAATTTTCTTTTGAACTCTGCAAAAGCTTTTTTAGCTTCATCATTAGATTCTAAAAATTCTTTATACTTTTCGTCTCTTGCTGCATAAACTTTTTTAAGTTCCTCAGCTGCATCTTTTCGTTCTTGACGAAGTAATGCAATTCTGTCTGCTTGTTCTTGCTGTTCTTTTTGATATTGAACCTCTGCTGCTTCAGCTTCCTCAGCTGTATTGTAATACGCCTTAGTTAAATTAGAATAAAACTGTAATGCCATAAATGTTTACCTCTTCCTTTCAAATCAATTAAATTCCTATCTTTAATAAATTCAAAAGTTTGAATATTCCTATCTATTCAATTTGATATTATCATATTAACATATTTTTAGAATAATGTAAATAGATTTTTCTAAATTTCTTCAAAAAATTCTGATAATTCTTGATAAAATTTTCTAAGCTTACGTTTAAAATTATCTTTTAAATTACTCATTTTATCAGGATGCATGTTTAATATTGACGCAAGTTCTTTATTGGATATTAATTTATCAAGCTTCAATATGAGTAACATATACTCAGCTACATATTTCTTTTTACCTTTTACATTAGGAGAATCATAGTTAATACCTTTTAATTCTAATAACTTTAATCGAGATGTCAATAATCTAACATCCTGTAAAATTATTAAATGTTCTCTATTATTTTGATAATAATCTTGATGATACTTTTTTAATTCAGAATCTTCAACATGATAGTTTTCTTTTTGCCATTTCTTTACTTGTTCTAATTTCTTTTTACTTTTATCTCTATCTCGTTGCTTTGCTAAAATTTTATCTCGATTTTTCAGATAATACTCTCTGGCTTTTTCTTTATTATAACTCATCTTTCAAACATCTTTCCTATAAAAATAAATAAAATAAATGCTACAATAGCACCACCTAATATTAATCCACCAATACTAAATAAGATAACTATTAAATGTTTTAAAAGGAATCCATTAAATAGTCCTACTAAAAATCCAATACCTAAACAAGTACCAACAAGACTTAACTTACCTTTCCAACTCATTCTTTATCACTCCTTACCATATATTTGTTCTCGTTCAATCTGTAAATATGTAGTAGCTAAATGATAAGGATAATTATAACATTCTTCACAATCAATTTTGTATTGATGTTCTCCACTACAACAAGGTACACAATTAGAACCAATATTTTTTATTGCATTATCAAAATAACTTTTTGGTATTTCAGCCATAACTAATCTCCTTCAAATGGTTTATTAATATGTTCTATTGATTGTATTTCTTTATTAAGTAGTTTTTGAACATCTATTAAAAGTATTTCCCATTCTTTATTACAATTATCTTCAGCTAAATAATCATTAATCATTTGTTTATATTTTTTACATTTTTCATATTGTTCGCCATTCAACATATAGCACATCCTTTATTATTTAAATTTATTTTTTATGTCTCTATAAAAAACAATTAATCTCATTAATAAAAGCATTTTTTGACTATTTAAATATCTTGATAAATTTTCAAAATGATATTTAGGAGCTTTAATAAAATATACTTTCCAATTTGATAAGTCTATTGGTTTAACTCTACAAGCTAATCTTATTTCATCTAATACCATATATAAATATAAAATTAAAAACATAATTGCAATTGTTGAATTAAATATAATCATTGTTTGTAATAAAATTTCAAAAAATATCATATTAAACTCCTTTTACCAAATAAAGCTATCTTATAAATAATATCTTTTGGTGGAAATATTAGTTCAATTCCAACATTTAACATTGTTTGTTTCATATCTACACCCATAGCTTCCGGTGTTAATGTATAATCATAATCATTAATATTATTTTCTTTAATAGAATCTCTAAATTCTTTTATATTTTCTTTTAATCTTTTTCTAACTCCAGCTTGCCAATATAAACAACAGCCACATTGTTTATCAGTCCATTCTGGATGTTTATCTTTCATTCGTTGTTTCTGTTCAACTAAATTAAATATTTCATATATAGCATATATAGGTTTTGTCATATCATAATAATTATCAAACATTGGAACTAATGGTGGACAATCTTTTCTTTTATTATAATTTGGACATCCTTTTTTATTTCCTTCATAAGGACAAATACATAAAGAACGTGGAGAACTACAAGTATGTCTTATAGTACACTCATTGCAATTTTCATTATATTTTTTATATCCAAATTTTTCATTTGCTTTAATACATGTTGGATATATAATAACAGGATTAACTTTAATTATACTCATTCTGCTATATCCTTTAATCTAAATACAGATTCACTACTTCCATCATTATAAATATAAGTTGATACAATAATTTTAACATAAGCATAATTATTTATTTTATCAATAGAACTTATTTTATCATATTGTTCTTTACTTATAGTATATTCATTTTGTACTTGATTTGAATTACCAATATCACTTTGTGTATAAGATACTGAAATTTTAACAATGTTAGTAGTTTCTACTTTATTAAAAACACGACCATAGGTTTCATATGAAATTGAATCTAATAATTCAGAAATATCTCTAGTTCCAAAATAAGATCCTTCAAAAGGTATTCTTTCATTATAATTTGTACAACCTACTAAACTAAATATAAGTAAAGTAATACAAATCATTAAAATTATTTTCTTCATTTAATTATCTCCTTCTGTTTCAAACAATTCTCGTAATGTTCGAGGTTCATATTTTCTAGTTTTTTGACTCTCAATACAACGTAAAATAAATCTTGTATTATTTTTTGGAAAAAAGTCTCTTAAAGCTATTTCTATTATTGTTATCTCATTTTTAATCTTACGTCTTAACAATAATTTCTGTTGTTGTAAATTACAAAGTTTATAACCAGTTGAAGCTGAGAATTTACCAGTTTCTATATAATGATTTATATCTGTAAGTGCTCCTTGAACTTTAACTAACATTCCTTTTAATTCAGTTAAGTATGTAGATAATTTTGATTTAAATGTAGATTGTTGTTTTGGTTCTACAACAATAGTTTCCCAATCAATATCTATAAAGTTATATCCTTTTAATGTTTCTTCAGCTATTTCATATAAAGCATTTAGAGATATACCTTTTTTAATTTTACTTCGTTCAAGTTGTTCAATATCTTTTGATGTTATAATATCTTTTTTAGCAGAATCTAAATCATATACTTCCCAGCTATTCCTTTCTTTTTTACTTATAGCATTATTAATAAACTTCTGTGCTTCTCCAACTTCAAATTGAGTTGCAAATTGTACATTTTTAATTCGTGTAAATTTACCACCTGACATTTTTTGCAAAAACGAAACATCATTCTTATACTTAATTACTTCCATATGTAAAAACCCCTTTCATAAATTTAGAATGTAATTATATCACAGTTCTTTATAAATGTAAATAGTTTTTACATAATTATAATAAATTAGTTTATATTTTTAAAAATTAATGCTGCATAAGTAATATGATAAATATTATATTCTTTACCAATTCCTTCTCCAAGAAATTGAAAACCAATAACAAAATAATTAAAATCATATTCTTCAATAAAAGGATCCATTACATCAACAGTTACTTTTCTATTCTCTAAATCAATAGCTGTAATTATCCCAATAACATCAGAATAACTTCTTTCAACTACTTCTTCTATAAAATCTCGATAAAGAAAAGTAGTTCTTGTTTTTAAATGAATATCCAAATATTCTTTTACTGCATTATTATAACTTTCAATATTATAATAAATTCCATTTACATTTGGATTTATTGAACATAAATCAATTTCTACTGTTTTCATTTAATCATTTCTTTCTTCCAAATATAGTGTACTCCAATAGTCAGAATATTGTATTAGAGTCATTATCTCGCACTTTTTAAATAAACATTGAGTAATACCATTCCATGGTTCATTATGATGTCTAATAGCTAAATATTCATCTTCATCAATGTCTATATATTTCATTATAAAATACAAACTTCTATCTTCATGTTCATTATACAATATATCATTATTATAACTATAAGGAACACTAGCACCATAACCATATTGTTTTTGTTTTTCAGTTGGTTCATTAGGAATATATAATGGACCTCCGGGGACTCCCGCTTTTCCTAAATCATGAAATAAAGCATCAAATATTACTTTATATTCAGGAGCATTAATTCCAAGTACTTTATTTAACTTAAGTGCTGTTTTTGTAACAAGATTACTATGTAATAATAATCCATATTTAATACATAAATGATATCTAGTACTTGCAGGAGCTATAAGAAACTCTGTTTCTAAAGTAACAAAATTTATAAACTTTTCAAAACCATCTTTACGTTTTGCTAATTTTTCTTTTAAAGAAACATCTGTAGTACTATTTATTGATTCATCAATACTAATCATAATCTTGTTACAAAAACCCTCAAAGGTTTTCATTTCTTGTTCATATTGCTCTTTAGTCAATGGTTGCATAATTATCTCCTTTATATTTTTTTCTTGTTGCTTTACCACCATTTATATGTTTGTTATCCCAATGTATTTCAAACATATCATTAAGTTGTACATATAATGCAATATTTAAATAAGGTAATCTTGTATGTATGTTATGATGTATAGTAGATTTGCTAACTGAACAACTATATTTTGCAGCTTGTCTAATAGATAAATTATTTTGTATCATATACTTAGCTAAAGCTTCTAATTGATCATCATCTATTAATCTAGTTTGTTTCTTTTTTATATTTTTCAATAAATTCATCTTCTTTCAAAAACTAATATTAATTAAAATTCATTTTAAATTAATAAATTATCTTTTATATGCTGTATAACAATATTTAATTCAATTGGAGTATAATTTATATTCTCTACTGAAACATTATAACTATTTATTGGAATGTTTTTAGTAACATTATTATGAATATGTCCATAGATATTAAATTGTTCTTGTGGAACTTCAGTCATAGGATAATGAGTCATAATAATATAATCATTATTAAAATTTACATATCTAATTTCGTTTCTTACAATCTTTTCAAATCCAGATTCTTCTTCCCACCATTTAAATTTAATAAAACGAGTGTCATGATTTCCAAGTATTAATGTTTTTCTTCCATTTAAAAGTTTAACTAATTCTTTTATTCTTTCTTTTGAATCTAATGCAAAATCACCAAGCATATATACAATATCATTAGAACTAACAACGCTATTCCAATTGTCTATTAATATTTGATCCATTTCTTTCACAGATTTAAAAGGTCTATTACAATATTTTATTATGTTTTTATGGCTTATTCAGCCAAAATGAGTATCAGCTATTACAAATATTTTTCTACTCATTTTGTTATTAATCCCTCCCTATATAATATTCCACGAACACCATGATAACTAACTTTATGAAATTTAATAAATTCTTTATGAAATTGATTAATTGATTTCCAAGTTGTAGACTTATATAAATTTATTAAATCTAAATATAATTGTTTATTTAAAGCCATTGGATTATTTAATCCTTTTTTAATATTACTCATTTTTTTAATAGTTTCTTCTGAATGTTTCTTACCATACATTGACCTACGTTCTTTAGGAAGCACTTTTATAGCATCACTAACCTTTTTATTCCATTCTTCTGTATGTACAACTTTACTTAATGAATCACTTAATTTTTGTTTAGTTTCTTCAGACATAGGTGGTTTATTTTTTGCTGAAATACTCATTTTTCGTTTGGTTTCTTCAGAGATAATAACTCCTTTTCTTGGTCCAGGTTTACCAAGCATTGCTTGTCTTTGTTTTTCTTTCATTTCATCTGTTCTAATTTTACCTTTATTAGCTTCACTAATATTTTTTCTATGTTCTTCTGTAAAACCTACTTGATTACCACCATTTCTCAAATTCCAACAATATTCTTTATCAAGATGTGGCTCTACATATTTAGCTTCTAAATTATTTATTTCATTTAATGAATAAGCCCATTCAAGTAATTCAACTTTTATTTTATCTTTAAAATCATTTTTATGTTTTTTAAACCAATCTCCAATTTTTCTACCAGAGCCATAATAATTTTTATCAAAATGACTCTTTTTATGTTGTCCAAAATATATTATTTCACCTTTTGATGTTTGAATTGTTGTTTTATAAATATAACCATATGGTGTCATAAAACACCTCCTTATAGTTATATTTTAATATTTATATGTCAGAAATGAATAACAAATATTTTTCTATCCATTATTAAGTTTCCTTCTTTATCCATTTATACTTACGAACCATTTGTTTATATTTTCTTATAAATAATTTCAATTCTTTATAAGTAAGTCCTACACAATTATTTAACTTATCTTTATTAACTCCTTCTTCATACGAGATAATAAGATGTCTACCACTTACTTTATAATAAATATCTACTCTTTGAATATATCTTGGATTATCTTCTCCTTTTTTAACTTCTCTTCGATAATATACTCCATGTTTAGTTTCTTTATCACCTTCAAGAAGTTTTTCAAAACCAATTTTTTCTAATTCTTTATCTACATTTTTAAAGATCATTTATATTTTCCTTCTTTCTATAAATCATATATAACATAACCATAATAATTTGAATTGCTAATGCTAAAGTATTTGTAATGAAAAACATAAAAGCAACTTTAATATTATAAATAGCATATAACTCCATACAAAATATTCCAAAAGCAACTAACTTTAACGTATTAAAAGAAAAATCATCTACAGATTTTGTTTTAAAAATTTTAAAGATCTGTGGAATATAACCTAAGGATAATATTAATCCACCTAATAATTGTATCATATCAAAAAATATTTTCATTTAATTAGCTCTCTTCTATAGTTATTATATTAAAGGTGTTACCCTTTAATGTTTCATAAAACTTTTTAAATTTATTTACTTCATTAAAAGAAGTAAATCTTGTAGCATCCAAATATTCACAATGTGGAAAAGTATATGGACCTATCTCTACACAAAAAGAATCTGTAAGTTTACACATATACTTATTATTTTTAGCATTTTGTAATAAATACTTAATCATTTTTATTTTCTCCAAGTCTATTTAATACATCTGTTACAACTTCATTGTAATCTGTCATATCTCCATTAATCATAGTTAAAGGTATTTTTCTTTTCTTTAATAAATCTATCATTGGTTTTTCTAATGCATTTGATTCTTCTTCATTCTGAAAACGTCCATTTGGATTATATGGTTTATTTCTGAATACTAAATAATTCATGTTATCATAATTATTAAAACAATTTAGAACTACTTTATTAAAATCTTCTCCAAGTATTTCAGATTTATTATAAAATACACAAAGAGCTAATGGCGAATCTGTAACTATAACATCAACTTTATCTTCTACTCTTGTTAATCTAAAATATTGTTCTCCAAATATTTTAGCTTGATTTCTAAATATTGCAGCAGACTCTTCATATACTTTATCTTTTGCAAATTCAGTAACCAATTCTGCATTTACACCAGCCATTTTTAAACAACTAAATATGTATGCAGCTCCAGTTGATTTACCTGCTCCAGGGACTCCAAATAGATTTACAACAATTGTACTCATTTTATCTCTCCTTTTAATATTGTCCATCAAGTAATACAAAAGAATTAAATGTTCCTGATTTATTATCTTCTATAGTATTAACGCCTTTAAGATTTTCTAATATAGATTTATCTTTTACATCTACAATAATAATACCTTTAAAAGATTTTGATATCCATGTAACATTGACAACTTTCTTTATATTTTCTAATTCTTTAGTATCAACATGCATAATAAATTTCATTTCATATCTCCTTTATATTTGATTTGATATATTCTATTCAATGACTTTAAAAATAGTACCAAAAATATAAAAAACATATCTATTAATTTATAATCATTAACAAATATGTTTTTTATTATTATATTAAACAATAATCCTAATCTTTAATGGATCTATTAATTTTGAAAGTCGATGTTCATATTTAAAATATAAATCATTTTCTTGTGGAGATTCACCATTTATAAAACGTAATACAGCAGGCATATATAAATCTGATACGCATTTAATCTTATTCTTAAACCAGAAAACTTGTTTATCCATATTTTGTTTATAATAACCAAGTATATTATCTTCAGTACCTTCAATTATTTTAGATAATCTAAATCGTGTTATCTCTAATGGAAATTTAAAAGATTTAATTATTTCTTTTAATAATACTAAATCTTCTTCAGACACATCTTTTAATATAATTTCATCAGAACTAACCTTTAATATATTATCTTTAATAGTATTAATCAAAAGTAATTTTGAAACAACTTGATCTAATAAGTAAGCAATATATGTTTGTTGTCTACCAGGATTACAATTACCTAATGTAACCTGACGTATATATTTTGAATTAGCAAAATATAAATCATGAGTATATATTCTAACAAAATCAACCCATGTTTGACTACAGTAAAATATATTATCATCATATTGTTTCAACGCATTAAAGTTAGCCATTTTCATATCAATACTAATAAACACTTGCCCAACGTTATTATTATTATATAATTCTGAATTTATAATTTTATTTTGACATTTAAATTTATTCATATCTTCATTTAAGAAATTATTATAACCTATAGATTTTTTAATGTCTTCCATCATTCGTTCTTTTATAGTTTTATATAGTTCAAAATAATCTTTATTAATTTGAATACATTCTTTTATAGTATTAATAAATCTAACATATTTATTAATACTATCATACATATTATCACAAAGAAGTAATCTATCTGAAAAATATGGTTCTTCAAATAAATTAATAGGAATACTATAATCTTTACAAAATCGTTTATTTAATTCTTTTGATAGTAATTCCATTTTGTTTATCTCCTATTCTTCATCTTTAATATATTCAGTAATAGTAATTGTCTTTGGATAAGTATGTTCTTTTACTTTATAAGGTTGATTAAGAATTATATTTAAATCTTTATTTTTATCTCCACGTTCCCAATCAAGACCAAATAGATTTCCATCAAGTTCTATAATAGATCTCATCATAGTTATTTGATGTCCGCTACCTTTTTCTTCATCTCTAATACTATAAAGTTGTATTACTTCAAAAAGTTCATTATCTTTTAAATGTACTCCATTTTGAATTGCATCTAATACTTCTTTTTCTTTTAAAATATCCATTTACATACTCCTTCTTAAGGATGTCTTTTATAATCTCCGTGATAACCTTCGCTATCTTTTTTAAGTTTTTCTAAACCATCATATTCTCTATCTGCTTTCTTTACTATTGCAGAAGTAGTAAACCAACCACCACAAATTGCAAGTATAACAATAAAGACAGCTAATAGAATAACATCACCTTTACCTTTTTTACCTTTACGACCAAATAATATATTTGCTATGCTTTTTAAAGCATTAGGAGTCTGTCTTGTTGCACTTATAATATTTCTAACATTAGCATATGAATTCCATCCAAGTACTAAACCATTTCCTACATTCTTTCGTTTCCAAAAAGATAATGCTGAATGATACCATATAATGATACCAGAAGTAAGTACAGGAATAATAATCATTACATACATTAAATTATATGTCAATTCTAATAAGTCTCCTGTAGGAAAAGTTTCAGCTATTGCAGTATATGGTATAATCCAAGCAGATAATAATATAAGTATTGTAGTATATACCATTGTAAATCCAGCAACAGCCATAACATAACCTGCTATAGATAATACTCTTACTTGACCTTTAATCTCTTTAGCTTCAGACCACATACAACCAACTGCATATGAATTCCACCAACTAATTCCAAAAGTTATTAACATCCAAAAAATTAATCCAAATACACTCATTATAATTATTTCCTTTCTATATTAGAAGCCATGTTTTAATTTATGATATTCTCTAAAACAAGCAGCATCTCCTGATATCTGTATTCTATTATCACATCCAGCTTTAGGACAATCTATTACATAATTAGGAGAACTATCTTTTGTAACAAAATGTAATTCCCAATCAAGAATATCAGAATTAAATTCTGTTAAACAATTTTTACAAACTGCTTTTATTATTCTATTTGGTAAAGAACCTTCCTTTGTTATTTCTATAGCCAATTAATTTCACCACCTATTAATGTTTTTTAAATTATCATTTAATCTATCTAATCTTCGTTCCAATGGAGTTCTTTTATCAGGAATTAAACAAACTAAACCTTGTAAAATTAAATAACTAATCATTAGTATTTTCAGAGCACTAAACATTTCAGACATAATAGTCATCTCCTTTTAATTAGATATTTAATTATATTCAATCTAAAAGAGGTATATTACCTTTTTAATAATATACCTCTTTTAATTATCAATTTGGTTATTATTGTTCGGGAATAACTATAAATTCTAAAGAATCCCAATCAACATCTTTACTATAATAATCTGAATAACAAAATCTTTTTGAATTATTCTTATATTGAATTACTTTATTATTATATATTATAACATTAGCCATCAAAGATTCTCTTATCATATCAATATTTTCATCTTGAGCTAACGCATATTCAATTATCTTTTTATTTTCAATCATTGATTGATAATTATTAATTGAATTACCTACATTACATAAATGAGTAGGAATATGAACTATTAAAACTAAACTCATTAGAACTATAATTACCCAACCTAATACTTGAGTCCATTCAAAATCATTATGATATAACCAATTAGATACTGGCTTAACATTATTGATAACTACAAGTATAATTCCTAACAATAATATTCCACCAAACAACAAATTTAAAAACATAATTTAATCTCCTTTATTTAAATTTTTACTTTCAAATATTATAATATTACATTTATAAAATTATTATCTTGAAATGTAAAAATTATACTTAAACAGTAAATTTATATTCAAAACCTGGAGCTTGAATCTTTTCACCAGTATCTTTGTCTCTACTAATAACTTTAGATAACATCTCAGTAAAAGCATCATAATAATTACCTTTATTACCTAACATTCTTTTAACAAAACACATTGCTACAGCTAATTCAATATTATCTGTATCATTATTTTGTTTTGTTACAGAAGTAATAGTACCATCTAACCATTTAATTGTTGTTACAATACCTTTCTTTTTACTTCTATTTTGAAAGATATCTTCTACTCCATATTTAGCTAAAGTATTTCCTTTAATCATAGCAGTCACCATCTTTGCATCAATTTGAGCAGGTAAAACCATTTTTAACATTTGTTCTAGTTGACTCATAGTCATTGCATCCCTTCCTCTTTCTGAAAATTTAATTTCATAATTAGTATCATAATAATCACGATTTATTGTCATCATACCTGGAAAATCATACATAGTAGGAAAATAATTTCTTTTTGGATTATATGATCCAGTACTCATTGCTGTATTACATGATGAACAGTTTCCAGAATTACAACTTGTAAGACTGTTTTTATTTACATTTAATCCCATTTGTTGTCGCTCATAATTTTCTGTAGCCATAATATATCTCCTTCTATTCTAATATTATATAAATATAATCATTCAATGTCATTTACATTATTTTGAATTAACTGAATAAATGTATTAATATCTTTTATATTTAATTGTTCAAATGTTTTATCAAAACAATCTTGAATATCTTTTGGAATCTTTCCATTATATTCTTCTGATATTAATTTAAGTATATCATTACTTAATTGATTTACTTTCTTTTTCATTGCTATATACTTTAATATTTGAACATAAATTTCTGTATGTAACAATTAACTCATTCCTTCATTAAAGGTAGCATAACTTCTATTGCACTTATTACTGATTTAATATGATAACTCATTGCTACTACTTGATTACTTACAACAGGATAATAGTCTCGTATATATCTAATCAATGGAATTACTAAATCATTTGTTTCAATAACATATTTATTTAATCTTTCTTTAGTAAATACTCCAGCCATTGTTGAAACATTATTACATCTATCTGCAATTTTTACTAATGCAGCTATAAGATTAGCTTTAATATTTTCATAATATGTTTCATCACTAAACATTTTTGTTTTTATTTTACTAAGTAACTCTACAGATATAGCTATATCTTTATTAAATTCTTTTTCTAATATTTCTCGAGTTACTTTAGTATCTTCTATAATATCATGAAGTATTGCTACAGCTAATAATATATCCAACATGTATAAATCATTTTCAAATAAGTTGAGAGAAGCAAGATGAGTAGCAACTTTAACCGGATGGACATAGTAAGGGCTACCGTCATTACGCTCTTGTCCTTCATGATATTTGAGCATATAAGCTAAAGCCTTAGTTGCATTATTCAATCTTAAACCTTTACATAAACCTTTGAGATAGTTATATTCAGAAGTTGCCACTCAAATCACTCCTTTCTTTTTTCTACTCTACGATAAGTTTAATATTTACTTTTCTAACTCCCCAGTTGTAACAAGCTGTATGACCATTCATTGTCATATCTATTTTGTAACCTTTGATACCTCCACCAGTATCTTCAGCACGCCATACCCCTCCAACCTGTTCGCCATTACAGTAAATTAATACTTTTGAATTTTTTGGTATTACAGACCAATCTGTAGCAATTGTTTGTCCTATTGTTGCTTTAACACCTGATGCTGTAATTCCATTTCCAGTTCCACAACAATGTTTACAAAATGGATCATAAGCATATGCTGTGAATGTTCCTAAATCTTTTAACTTAGGTTGTTTTTGTTTTTCTAATTCTTCTTGTCTTAATCTTTCTTCTTCATTTACAATTTCTTGTTGTAAATTTTCATTCTGTTCTACTAATTGTTTCTCAATGTTGTCTACATAATGCCATTTATCACCAAGTACTGCTACAAACCAATCATCATTTAAAAATTCATTATCTCTAAATTGATTGGCGGTGACATGTAACTGAGTCTTTGCCTCTTGAATAACACTTACTTTTTGTATGTTGTTATCAATCTGTGTTTGTAAGTCTGAGATACTCGCGAATGCCATGGTTATTGGCATCCACAGCAGTATGAGCATCACAATCATGAAAGATCTTCTCATACACAACTCCTTTGTTTTTTATTTCTCCTTTAAGATATTTATATTTAACATGTTATAACAACCGAAAGGGTGATTATTGTAACATGGAGTTTGTTGGATGTATTCAATTTTTATTTAATTTTATTTTTACTTCCCCATGAAAATCCAAATGATATTCCACCAAAGCCAAATAGATAACCTAAATTATACCAAAAACCATTATTACAAATTTCATATAGTTTTATATTCTTATTAAACCAAGATCCTATAAAACTAAAGATAACAATTATACCATGCCAAAGACCTGTAAAAAATCCAGCAGAATTTTCAATAGACCTACTTCCATCTCCAGGAACACAACCAGCTAACATACAAATTAATACTATAAGTAGTAACATTAATAAAATCATTTTCTTTTTCATTTTTAATCTCCTTTCAAAATTGGAACTATTCTACCGTCATCATATTTACAAAGATTACCATTAATATCATAATACGGAGCTGTATGACCATAGCATTTTCTTGCTTCTCCTATACCTACATCTTCATTATAAACTATATAAATAATCTTTGTATCTTCTCTATACATTAAATTTTTTTGTCCTTGAATAGATATCATACCTGTTTTACTTGTTTCTTCTATAGGAGCAGCAGAAGCAGTTGTTTGAGTTATTGATTGTTGTTTAAATGTATCACTTTCTTCTAAAGACATATAACAAAGAAACAATAATATACTAATAAAACAAACAACAATAGTCCAAGTTCCTATCTTTTTCAATATCTCTATTATTACCACTCCTTTATATATTTACTTTATTTCTTTACATATAATTATAATATATTTAGCTTACATATGTTATTTATACCATGACTTACTACCTTGAGAACAAACAATATATTCTCTATTACAAGTATGACAATTAAATTTACTTGTTGTAATATTTTTGTCAGGATTTGTATTAATACCTTCTTCATTATATATTGGAATGTAAGCTAATAATGTTGTTGCTGACATTCCTGAAGATCTTACTGTTGGTTTATCACAATATGGACATATTGGAGTTAAACCAGTATACTTTACTTCAATACCTTCAAATTGAGATTCTGATAATTGATTAGAATCTAATCCACCACTCATCTTTTATATCCTCCTTTAATAACTACTAACAACAGAGGATGATATATTATTTGGATAACCTTCATATGTCTGTCTAGCTATCTCTATTGCTTTTATCATTTTGTTTACTTCTTCAGTTACTTCAATACTTTTATTGTTCTCACGTTTAAACCAAGTTCTTCCTTTTCCAGAATCATACAATGGAATAATAAGTTTTCTATACTTTAACCAATATTGAACTATAGTATAACATTCTTTACAGAACTGTTCTTCATTCTTTCGTAATACAATTCCACATCTCTCACAATAATATTCTGGATGTTTACGATATTTCTCTTTAGGTATTCTTAATGCTATTCTATCTTGAGATGTTAAATGAATTTTATTCATACCATCTTCCTTTTAATTTAATTTTTCTAACACTGGATAAATTATTCTAATAAGTTGCCAAATATAACATATTAAAACAACATCTATTACACCAAGAGCTACTGAAAAACATGATGTAAAGATTTGCTTTTCAGAATCATAATTATCAAAATCTTTAAAAATAAACCATATAAAAGCTATAGATCCAATAAACATAATACAAAACCAAATAATTAAAAATAATGCAATTCCTGGATTCATAAACTATTCTTTTCCTTTCTATATTGTATTTCTTTTAATGCTAATCTAATTAAAAATTCTAATTCTCCGCTACCAACAGTATTTACAAATCCATGTAATACTTCATATACTTTAAACCATTTTAGTTCTTCATCTTCTTTTTGATTAAATGTTTTACCTTCTTTTAATATTCCATAGAAAGAATATAATTTAAAATTATCTAAATGAAAATCAATATCAGCTAACGCATATAAATTATTATGTAAGTGAGCTAAATCATCTTTAGTTAAATCTGTTTCTTCAAACATTTCTCGTGGAGCTCCAATATATGGAGTTTCTCCTATTTCGATTTTACCTCCGGGGACACACCATTTATTAGGATGTGTCCCTCTTGTTTTAAATTGAAGTATTATTTCAGATAAATCAAAATTAAAAAGAAAAACTAATGTATATTTTTTCATACAATCTCCTAATCTTCTAAATTATCTACATCATCTTCTATTTGTGAAATAGATTTTCCATATTTAGCAGCAAGATATAATTTCCATCCTTTATATCCAGTAATACAAAGTATTAATACAATAATCCCTAAATCTGAATACCAATACATTAACAACACTCCTTAGATATCTTTAAATTTATTCATTTGCTCATTAATTTGTTTTAATAATTTTGGACCAACATCACCCATATATCTTTTAATCATCATAGCTGCAAACTTACTATCAATTAAATTGAGTAATTCTTTTACATCTGATAATTCTTTATCAGTTAGAGTAAAAGTAATATCAGCTTGCTTCATAATATTATTCTCCTATCTGTTTAATATCTCTCAGAATATCTCGTACTTCTATAATCTTTTCATCAACGTATTTATAATAATAACCATTCTCACTTATGTAAGGAGTAAGATAGCTACATACATGTGAACTACCCTTTATAGCATCTTGCTCAAACATAAGATAAACTATCTTTGTAGTTTGGTTATACACAAGACATTGACTTCCTTTAATATATACCAATCCTGTTTTCTGAGTTATATCTGCATTCTTTATAGGACCGCGATCTTCTGATGTTGAACTGCAAGCAGTTATTCCTATAATTAATAAAATTGCTAACAAAATTAAAATTATTTTCTTATTCATATTAATCCCAAACTCCTTCACCATAATATTCATCATATACATTAAATAATTTATTAACAGATTTTCCTTTATATTCAGGACAATCATTAAATGCTAAATTTTGGCCAAATTCCATTTGTGGAGTATTTTCTCCTTTTCCAAAACATTCAAGATAATCACAAGGATAACCATTAGATACATTTATATTTCTAATCAATCTAAAACCAACAATATTTTTATCAGGATATTGCGCTTGAAGTAATTTAAGTAAATCTTTTATAGACATTTTATTCCAACCAATCATAGTACCAGATTTAAGATGTGGTTCAATTCTTTTTCTATCTGAACTTGATAATCTATTTAATGCTTCAGTCCAATGATTGCTCCAGGACCATGTTCTATCTTCATAAAAGCCAGATACAAAATCACCATCATAATAATATAATGGAAAATTATGTTGAAATAATAAATCATTTTGATAACTATAACAGTGTTGTCTTTTATAACTTTCTGTATGAAATTCTGTTGGCGAGAATTTTCTTTTTTCCATTATATTAATCTCCTTTAATTTATAATTCCATACAATGATTTTTATTAACTATAGCATTATAAATTCTATCAACAATATTTTGAGCTTCTTCAAATCTATTTATACCATTATCCCAAGGATAATATTTATAAGGAAATGTCATAATAGTTATTTCAGAACCATTGCCTAATATTCCAACAACAGTTGGATAATCATTCAATTGATAATCCTTATTAGACTTTACTTTTATTTCTGCAATATTATCTGTATTATAAATATTACTATTACATTTAAATATCATATTAATTCTCCTTATAAAATATAATGTAACATTAATATAAATGTTATGATTATTTGAAACAAATGAAATATCTGGTCTTCTATTAATGTTATTTGACCTTTATTAGCTTTACTATGATCTATACTAGCATGAATAACTACATTTGCTATAAATAATACACCAAAAAGTGGAGGTACATTAAAAGACATTTTAAGAGCTATTGGAAGCATCATCATAAAAGCCCATGATATAGCATGAATAATTAATCCTGCTATATAATCATATTGATACTTTTGAAACATCTTTTCATTTAGATTTTGTTTCCACCATGATTGTTGTTTTAATTTATTTAGAATAACTGGCTGAGAAACAAAATCATCATAGATATGAAGAAAGATCATAGCCAATAGAATAAATAAAGAATTCATATTTGTAAACATTATAACATTCCTTTCATTAAAAAATCAAGATCAAGAGTATGTTCTCTACATTGTCTTTCTAATACAGCATCTATATACGGTTTTGGATTACCACGAAATAGTTTTCCTGTTTGAGGAGACATGTCTCCACCATTGCAAATACAATCTTCACAACAAAAACCACTTGAGTTTTCATAACCACATTCAAATTCTGATGGACAATCAGGAGTACTTTTAGTATGATAACCTAAACATTTAATTCTCATTTAATTATCTCCTCTATTTTTCCATCGTTAAATCTACAATAATTTCCATTTTCTGAAATATAAGGAGCCATATAACTTTTATAAGCATGTACAGTACCTTCATAAAAAATAATGTATATAATTTTAGTATCTTCTCTATACATTAAAGTATTAGAATCTGGAATATTCTTCATTTCTTGATTATCAATTAAATTTATTAATTGATTATTTTCATGTTGACTTTTTATAGTAGACATAGTTGGATAAACAGCAATAAATATTATAATTACTACAATTATAACAGCTATAAGCCATGCTGGGATAAAATCTTGTCTACTCATCTATAGCACCTGCTTCTGGAATTAATCCATTAATAGTTGTTAATGAATTATATACATGCGGAGTTATATTATTATCTTTCCAATATTGTCTTACTTCATCTTCTGTACGTTCTGTATTAACAGTTCTATCAGTTGAAGATAGAATATAAATATATCTTACCTTATTTACATCAATCTTTATTTTAACCTGATTACCAATAGAACTATTCTCTACATCAAATTGTCCCCAGAGTTGTTCAACTATTTCTTCATTAACATTATAAATAATCAAACTTCTCCAAAGACCACCACTACTTTCACTTTCTCTATCTTTATAATATCTTTCTTGGACAGCTGTCTGACAAGCAGTAAGTGTTATCATGATTAAACAGAAAGCAAAAAACATCATACTAATTTTCTTAAACATAATTATTCTCCTTTATATAATGGATTAGTTAAATCTTTATTAGACATTGGTTCTGTAAGTTCAACAATTTGTACATCATTTTTAGAACCAGACCATACTGTAATAAAATCATCCCACTTTGCTTTAGGTGTTTTTGATTTAGTCTTTTCATTAAATCTATACCATTTTGTTCCACACCAAACATATGTATATGGAGTTGGTTTTTGTCCTTGAGAAATTAAAAGTTTATCATTATTTCTAATTGTGTTTTCCATATGTTGAGAAAATCTTAACCAAATTTTACTAACTATACTTGACATTTTCATCATCTCCTTTAATTTATAGTTTATCTTCTTTATAATTATAATAGAATATCTTACATTTAATTATTTCAAATTAACATAAATCCTATTATTTTAATTTTTAGTACTTCCTTTATATATTAAAGATGTGTATGTATTTTGATACTAGCAAAATACATATAAGCATTCTTATTTTTTATAGAATATATGCTTTTACATTTGTAAGAAATGCTTAATCTTTTTTAATTAAATTTATAGCATAACCATTTTCATCTAATTTAAAACCATAATTAATTAGCTTTTCTCTATGTTCTTTCATTAATCTATTAGCAGCTATATTAGCCTCTTCTTCAGTAGCAAAAGCAAATTCTCCCCATATGTCTAAAACACGAGTTAAATTATATAATGAAATACCCATTTTATATATTCCATCTATCTGAGTATGGCAAGCTGCATATTTATTACAGTCAACAATTTCGGGATTATCTTCTTTTGCTTTATCAGCTAATTCTTTTTGAAATAAACATACATCACTACATTTAGTATATATCTCGTAAAATTGGCTATCTAATGGAATAGGTAATTTAATGATTTTTCTATCTTTACTTATATACTTTTCATATTTTTCAGTTTCCAATTAAATCAACCCCAATACTTTCTTTTCTACTTCTGATAATTTACCAAGAGCAATTTGTTTTATCTTCTCATCAGATACTACTATATATTCTTCATAATTCTCAAATATTTTAATGTCTATAACATGAGAACTAACATTACCATCAGATCCCATAACTCCTTTGCCTTGTACAGCCTTATAAGCATCTGCTTGATTAGTAAAATAACCAATAGTAACTTTATGACCTTTACCTTCATTTAAATCGCTATCAGTATATGCTTCAAAACAATTTTGTTTAAATGTTTTCATTATTATTCTCCTTTAATTTGATACTCCACATTTAGTACACTCTTGTCTAGAACAAAATCCAGTACCAACAGGAATCCAATCAAATCCACCACAAACAGGACAAACAAATAATTTCTTTTCTTTCATTGCATCAATAATATCCATAAGAGTATCTAATTCATTATAAAACTTAATTGGATATTGAGTAGCAACTAAATGAGTACGTATAGTATCTAAATCTGCAATAATTTTATCTTTCTTATTTATAATTATTCAACTCCTATCATTTTCAAATATATTTTTATTTCATTATCTGTAGTATTAATAATACTATTAAGAAGAATGTTTTCAAGTTTGTTAATTAACTCTTTATCATTCTTTTTAAGTTCTTCATATAACTTATTCATTTTATCTATTTGTTTAATATATTCAAATAAATCATTTACTTTATTAGCAGGTTCTATATCTTTACCAAATTCAAACAAAGAATGATCATCAAGATAATATAAAATACCATTTGATCCTTGTTCCATTTTGGTAATCTTATAAACATTACCAGCTCTATAGCAGCCATTATTTTCTAATACACGAACATAATCTCCAATTTTAAAATTATATGGAGAATCAATTATTTCTTTATATTGTTTATTAAAGTTTTCACTATTCATAACAGCAAAAGTATAATTCCAAATAAAATTACTATCAATAACAATATATTCGCCAATTCTTATATTTCCTGTAATTGTTATTACATCAAATTTATCAGGAATTTTATAAATATATTCAATTATTGTTTCTCCATAATACTTTACAATATAATTAGTCAAAGCATTAATATATGAAGCTACATCAATTATATTACTCTTTGTTACATATACAACCTTTACTTTAGCATTAGTTCTTTTGTTTACATATTGTTTAAACATATTATCAATCTCCTTTTTAAATAGATGTAAAATTAAATGGATTTTTTCCTGTAGCTTTAATATCAAGAGTATTTCTAATATCTCTGATTATATTATATACTTCATTAATATCTTTAAAATTGTAATATTCTTCTCCTTTAGATCCAGTAACAACATAATCATCTATTAGATTTATTAAATTGCTAATAATTGTAGGATCAATATGAGCTGCTGTAAAATCTTTAAAGAATAATAAATTGAATATTTCTCGTAATGCTGTTTTAACTCTTAAACTTTCATTATCAATAATATTATTAATTGTATCTTTTAATTCTTCATTCATCTTGTTTATCTCCTTTTAAATAGATTATGATACAATTATAACACAGATACTTATAAATGTAAATAGTTTTCTTATATATGTAATTAATTTGTAATATTAATACTCATTTGCTTCTATAACAGTTAAACATAATTCTCCATCTATATCTAACCAAGCAATAGGATATACTCTAGCTCTAGCATATTGAGAGCTATTCATTTCAAATACTAAACCACTTTCAGACATTAGATTATATAGAGCATTATATAATTCAACAGTACAGTCTTTCTTTTTTGTCATTACTTCATGTTGAATTTCTGAATAATATGTTCTAACTAATTTATTGATTTTATCTAGCATATTCATTAATAGTTATCTCCTTTTATATTATAGTAGACATGAGTCTTATAGATTATTTAATACAATTAGCACATTCAGTACCAATAGTTGGATTAGGACCATATATTAATTTTGTTCTTTTATTATAGCTACCACATTTAGAACAGATAAATATTTCCATTTTATCTAGAGCTTTATATAATCTCCATAGATTATCAAGTTCTATATTTTCTTTTTCTTGTTTTTCAGAACTTCTTATTAAATCTATAGCTGCAAATATATCAGATTTTATGTCTTCTCTATATTGATTTATCATATAAATTTATCTCCTTTTCAAATGAAACCTAACTAGCTTCATCTATATACTAATAATCTATAAATGAAAGACTAATAATTTATTCAGATTATTTCAGATTATTTAACTCATTAAAAATAAATAATTTTAATAGATATTTACTATATTAAATCAAATATATAATCCATTTCTAATCCAAGTTCATTAAGTAATATTTCTACTCCATTATCTACATCTTCTAAAATCATATCTCTAACTTCTTCAACCCATTCTTTTGCTTCTTCATATGTCATATCATCGCGTTCCATTATTATCTTAATTATATTTTCCATATTAATTACTCCTTTATATTAATCCAAGTAATCTTTTTTCTTCAAGTGTTAATTTTGCAAGTAATTTATTTCTTTTATCATCAATAGTTTCATTATCTGTAGTTATTGTAAAACTACCATAATAATTACTTTCTCCAATTTTTACAGGTCTATCTTTAAACAATTCTCTTATTTGTGGCATAAATTTTGATTTATTTCCATAATCACTATTAACCAAATTAGACATAGATACATGTACTGTTTTTCTTACTGGTGTTCTATCATTCCATTTTTCTGGATCTATAGGAGTAAATGTTAAATCAGTTCCTTTATCTGCTAAGTGTAATGCTATCTCATCTATATTACCAGTATATGTTCCAAGATCTATTATAGTTCTTCCTTCACAATCTCCAGGAGTTGTTACTTTCCAAATACCTGATACTGATGTAAATTTTGACATTTTTATATTATCTCCTTTATAGTTTTTATTAAAATACTCCGAAACATTTTAAAAGTAAACCAATCACTGCTACAGGCATCGTTATTTCTCCACCTATAAGACCAATTATACATGCTCCCCACAATGGAATACTTTTATCAAACCATGATAATATATAATTTACGCTCATAGTCCCCAGGACTAAATTTAAACCAAGTATAAATAAATAAATACTACAACCACTATTTCCATAACTATTTTTTCTCATAACATAATCTCCTTTCATAATTAACAACAAAGACTGCCAAACTGTTTCCTAAGGTTTTCTTTAGTATCAACTGCAATACTACAAATAACTTCAGCAATAAAATTCACAGTAGTATCTCCCATAACTAAATCACAACCAATATATAAAAACCAACCAGCTTCATAAGGAGTAGAATTGTCTGTAATTGAAACTGTAACACCATTCTTTAATTTCAATTCTAAACTTTTATTATTAGCCATTCTTTTTTGAATTTCATCAACTGTCTTTTGAATATTATATGCTACTTCTTCTTTTCCAAATTTTTCAAAAGCATCAGGAAATGTAAGCCAACCATGTTTTTCAGTTAATGCAAAATATTCATTAAAAAATGGATGAAGATGTGTAGGTTGTTGATTAATACAAACAATATCAACATCTTTCAAATCATCTTTAAAAGTTTCTATTGCCTTTTCAACTTCAGCATAAGTACCAACTGAACGATAACCAGTATCAAATCTTGCTACCCATATATATTCTTTTTGAACTTGATCTAAAGTTAAACCAGCAATTTTTTTCATAACATAATCTCCTTTAAATGTTTAATTGATTTTCGATTATGATATAATTATAACACAGATACTTATAAATGTAAATAGTTTTCTTTCAATTGTAACAGAATTGTAATATTACTTAAATCTTATAAAAAACTGTAAAATCAATTTTTTCATCAGCTTTAATAATTGTAATTTTCTTACCTTCTGTTATAGACTTACTTAATAAGCTAATTCTTTTTTTAGCATCATCATAAGTACGATATTTACATGCTATTTCTAACATGTTACTAAAAAAATATTCATCTTCATAACCATGAGCAGTTTCATAAGTTTCTACGCATAATATTTTTTCTGTTTCAGCTTCACCAATAAGATAATACGTTGACATTGAAGATTTCATAATTAATCTCCTTTATTTGTTTAAATTTGATTATGATATAATTATAACATAATATCTTATAAATGTAAATAGTTTTCTTTCATTTGTAATAAATCTGTAATATTACTTTCTTTTCTTATTTCTAAACTGTTTAGTAATATCCTTATTCAATTCATTATCCATTATAATATATTCTTCATTTTCTGCAATAAGATAAAAACAGTCATCTACAAAATCTGATGATGACATTGGTTTTAATTTACTTAATTCTTTTCTAAATACAGTATATTTAAATTTTCTATTTAACCATTCATCTCGTCTTTGTTGTATTTCTTTATTTTGTAGTTCCTGTTGTTCTTGTTGTTCTCTTTCTTCTTTTTTTCTATATTGTCTTTTTGGTTTTTGTTCCATTTGCTCTGTTTGACTTTGTTCTTTTTTTGGTCGTCCTCTTGGCATATTACTTTTCTCCTTTAATATATAAATTTACATTGAGATGAAAAACCACAGATCTTTACTATTTTAATTATTTCATTATAATCTTCTTTATTTTTAAACTTTATTTTGTTTGTTAATGTTTTATAATCCCAAGTTAAAAAGTTTACTATAGATGTATTTAAAACATCTATATCTATTATTCTATATAATCTCATTGGTAATTGTCTATAAAAAATCATATCATCAACACAATCTTCTAATCTAATCTTAACAGAATTAAACATCTTTAACTTCAAAGCTTGTTTCATTTTACATAAATATCTTGTTACTGAACTATCTTTAATACCTATTTCTTTAGCTATCTGTATTATAGATTTTTTATCTCCATAAAATAATGTTGCAACTTTCTGTTCATTTATAGAAAACTCATTAATAATATTTTTACATAAATTATATTCTTCATCAGTATCACTAAGATTTCTAATTGTTAAATCTATTGCATCTGCTATAAGTTCCAAAGCAACATCTTTTCTTAACATAATTAATCTCCTTAATAAAATAATCTATTCTATATAAATATAATCTTTAAACAATTAATATATTATTAAGATTTCTTTATAAATAAAAGGTAGATCGTTATTGATCTACCTTTTCATATAATCCGCAATGACATTCATTTTGTTCTATCATTTTTTTACAAGGACATTTATTGTCATCTACTTTTTCAATACTACATGGGCAATATCCTTTATTTCTATATATAGCTTCTAATATTTTAAAAGCTTTATCTTTATCATCTGTTAGTATTAAGCGTTGAAAACTCATTAATTTAAAGATCTCCTTTATAAATATTAGAACTTGTATAATTCCATTTCTTAGGTGAATTACCAGTATTTCCACAATAAGGTTGCATTCCTGAAGGATAATCATTAGGTCCTTGATTCCACCATTTAATAGGCGGATTTTCAAATAGTGGTGCAGTACAATGGCATATTCCATCACCACCATTAGAAGGATGTTTAGAACATGATCTACAACAATTTGGAATATTATTATATGTTATATTTGGATATTTTGAATTAACATATAAATGTAATTTATCTCCAGTAAATTTTTTAACTATATCTTCAAATTCATTAGAATCAAACATTTTTACATCTTTTTCTTCATCTTTAGTTTCTTGCATACAATCTTCTAATAAATTTAAAATTTTAGAATAAAAATTTATAATAGCTAATTGTTCACTAGATGTTTTATCAATTAACTCTGATGCAAATAATTTTGCTATAAGTTCTTTTATATCTGATATAAACATTTTCATTTTTGTTCCTCCAATTTAATTAGCCATGCTTTTATTTTAAAATCAGATTGATTATTATATTTAATGTGTTCTATAATATCATTTATTAATGTTGAACAATTAATAACTTCTGTTTTTCCAATCATTGTATAAATTGCATGATAATGATTATTTACTATTACAAAAATAATTCTATCCTTAACATATACACAATCTATTTTATCTAATCTGATTACCATATCCTCATCTTCACTATATAAAAATCCAATTTGACTAACATTTTCATACATTATTTATCACCATCACTATAATTTAAAGTAATAGATACTTTCTTTCCATAATCTGTTAACAAACTATCAGCTATTTGTAAATATATGGCTTTATTTTTATTCTTTTTATATTTAGCCCAACTCATAGAATCCTCAATACCTGTTAAATATAAACTATCTTCATTTTTTATATCATTATAATATTGAATAATTTCTTTATCAGAAGCTACATTCTTTTCTAAAAAAGTTTTAAATTTATTTTGATAAAACTGTGTAGTAAAATTATTTGCATCAACTTCATCTATATTTGTAGCATAAGGTTGAACTAAAATAATTTCTTCAGATGTTGTTTTAAGTTTTTTAATTAATGTAAATAAATCATTTGTATGTTTTCTAAATAAATCAATAAAACCATCATCATTAAATTTCATTGACGTATTAAAAGCATTCATTAAATCAGTATATCTTGTACAGTTACTTTCTGTAGGTTTATCTGTAAGTTCATCAATTGTTCTTCCTTGATAAATAGCAGCAATCATTTTTTGAATTATAAAAGTTAATCTACTTATTTCTTCATTTTCTTTCTTTTTTCTAAACCTTGATAAAATCATATTGACCTCCTAAACTTTTTAAATACTCATTTAATTTATTATTTAATATATCTTTAATAAGTAAATTTGATTTATTAGCTATATTATTTATAGTACAGTGTTCAATTCGCCAATAGTCATCCATTTTAGCAACATCTTCTACTTTAATTATTTGAATACCAAATGTATACCATTCATTTACTCTTTTTAAATAATTTTGATAATTACTATTTAAGTAAATAGAAATAAAATCATCAAAATTAAATCGTCTTATAATATATACAAATTTTGAAATATTAAATAAATCAAATATATTTTTTATAAAATTATCATTGTCTCTATCTTCATAAAAAACATCTATTAAAACATTTCTTGCAGTATAATCATAATGATAATTCCAATCAATTACATCTTCATTATTTGGTAATGATTGAACAAAAGTTTGTATAACATCATATAACTGTTCTGATAGATAATCATCAATTCCTTCTGAACAATCCCAATGTAATGATTTATAAAGTATTTGACAAATATCACAAAGATATACAGAATAAAATTGACCTTCATTTTTTCCAATCATATTTCTACAAGAACTGTTTTTTGGAATAATATTATTACAACAAACACAACGATGATTTTTTCTTGTTTTATTTACCATTTTTATTGGAGCACAAAAATCACTCATATAAACATTCCTTTTCTATATTATAAATAATATAATCAAAATCCAAAGTCTTGTTTATTTAATCCAAATCTACTAACTATTTCACATTTACTTAAAATTTCTTTAGCATTACCTGCTAAAAGATAATAACTACCATTAACTATAACCATAAATCCATCTACATAAATATCTCCAGTATCTGTAGAAATTATTTGTTGTCCAAAAGTTATCATCATATACTTACTTCTAAATGCTTCTTGAATATCTGATGGAACTTCTAATATATCATTTTCATATATTGTTGAACCATTTATATCTTCCATTGATGTAGTTCTTGATAATGTTTCACTCTTTATTTCAATTTTACTATCATCAGCACATAAATAAATTTTATCGTCAATTTTCATAGGATAACCATATGTAACTTGAATAGTATCTTTTTCAAAAGTTTCATTTTTTAATATACCACTATATATTGTTAATGATAACATTTTACAATCTCCTTTTAAACTATATTAGCTAATAGTTTTTATCCTATTAGCTAATATGTAATATTTAAATTCTAATCTTCATCATCTGTATCATCAGGAACATAATCATTATTAAAATCATCTTCATCATAACCAATAAGATATTTAATTGCTGCTTCTGTTGTTTCAAATGATTCTACCCAAGCATTACCTGATGAATTATCTAATGCCATTATTTCACCATTATCATCATAATAATATAATCCAATTGGTTCTCTTTCTTCAATGATTTCTCGAGCATAATCTACATCTATTTCTTCTATACCATATTCATCAATAGCTTCTTCAAGATTAAAATCTTTTATCATAGATTGCCTTCTTTCTTTATATAAAAATATTAAATTTTAAAATGGGCGAAACGGTTGGACTCGAACCAACGACACCAGGCTCCACAAGCATTATAAAATTGCAGTTTAGGTCTAAAAATTATTTATGTACTAGACCCAATTAATTACTGTGCTCTACCAACTGAGCTACGTTTCGCATATTTGGTGGGATAGATTGGATTTGAACCAATGACCACGAGCGTGACAGGCTATTGTAAAATTGCAGTTTAAGTCTAACCAGACTCAATTATTACGTGCTCTCCCAGCTGAGCTACTATCCCATATAAGTTAAACTATAAAAGTTTATCTAAATATTTTTTAATTTTTTTATTATTATTTTCATACCAACCTAACATTCTATTACAACTTATACATAATAATCCTCTAAATTTTTTAGTTTGATGGTCATGATCTATACAAAGCTGTTTAAATTGATTTTTTTCAGTTTTAATTTCGTTTATATGTTTTCCACAAATTTCACAAGTTTGTTGTTTTTGTCGATATTCTTCTAAATCTTTAATATTAATATTTAATTCAATTTTAAGTTTATTATAATGTAAAATTACTTTATTTTTTAAATAATCATCATTATGTTTTCGTTTTAAATGTGTTTTTAATCCACTAATATTACTAAATTTTTCTTTACAAAAATTACAATGAATAGGTAAATTTTTTCTATATTCATACACACCTTTATAATTACTAAAACCTCTAGCACAAAATTGAGAACAAAATCTACCAGAACCATATTTTTCAAATACTTCTTTTCCACATTTTTCACAAATATACATTTATTTAAACCTCATTTCGAACTTAATCTATATATTTTTATTTTAATACTTTAGATTCGAAAGAGGACATATTAAATTTTACAAGACACTTATAAAAATAATCAAAATTGAAGTTTGAGTTTTTAAATAAATTGCTGTTTGTGTCTTTATTTGGTCGGGATGACAGGATTCGAACCTGCGGCCCCCTGGTCCCAAACCAGGTGCGCTACCAAACTGCGCTACATCCCGATAAATACTAGATACTCTAAACTATTATAATATAATTCTTTTATTTTTAAATTATTATTTATAAATTGCTGTTAGTATCTAAATTAAACAAGACATCGTAAAAATTTCTTTATAATATAATTCTTCATTATAATCTTAAATAAAATATTTTTACAAATTGCTGCAGATGTCTTTAAAATTTTATTTTAAACAAGACGTTATAATAAATTATTCCATATAATTTTATCTAAAAATTGCAGTAAACGTCTTTAATAATTACTATATTTTATATTGTCTTCCTTTAATATCTAAATATTGTAAAAATTTATCTTCATATTTTTCAAAATTACCTAAAACACTATTACATGTAAGACATAATAAACCTCTAAATTCTAATGTTTTATGATTATGGTCCATACATAATTTATTAAATGAATGTCTTTCATTTTTAATCTGTTCTAATGTTTTACCACATATTTCACAACATTGTTGTTTTTGTCTATATTGGTCCAATTGTACTTTTGTTATATTTGATTTATATAATTTACCATCTTTAAGTGATTTTACATAAATTGGTTTATTATTTATTCTACAATCTTTCGAACAAGTTATTCCTCTACCAATTTTTTCAGTCATAATTTTTCCACAATTTTTACATTTATGTTGTTCTAGTAACCATTGTTTTAAATATGCTTCTTTATCATATAATAAATTTTTATTAATTCCTGCAGTTGACCATAAACTTAATTGTTCTTTTCTTTTATTATATTTTTCTTCACCAAGATATTCTTTACAATTTATTTGATGAGATAATAAAGATCGTTGTTTTTCATATTCTTTGCCACAAATACAGTTATACATATTTTCACATCCTTATAATTTTATTTTAATTAAACTATAAAAATAATGAAAATATATTATTAAATATTAGTTGCTGTTTAAATACTAGACTCATATTTAGAATATTTGATTAAAAGTCAAATCCTTAATAATGTTTGCTGTTAGAGTCTTAATGGTGCAAGAGGTCGGGACTCGAACCCGCTAAGCATTAAGCAACTGATTTACAGTCAGTGGTGCTGTTAATGCCTTAATTCTAGACATATTTTAACGCAGTCCCCTTTTCCTATTGGATACACTTGCATATATTAAAAGGAGTTTACAACTTATCATTATATATTAAATTGTAAACTCCTTACTAGCTCTTACTGTAATGCTTCAGCAATAGGTGTATATCTTTCAGAGTTTAATGTTTCCACAAGAATTTCAAATGGATCTGTTTGATTAGACATTACCATTTTAGTAATACTTGGTGAAAAACCAGATACCAATGCAACACCTAAATCATTTTCAATTACAGGAATAGTATTTGTTCTGCTTGCAATATTCCAGAAAATTAACTTAGGTAACTGATAACCATACTGTTCAAACTTCTTAGCTATCACTTCAAACAATCTTTGATTTGCATTAAATCTTGCACCATCAAATTCCATATCACTAAGAATAAGAACTCTCTTAGGCATTTGGTCTTGTGTCATTTGCCCATTAATAGCTGTTCTTAAAATTAGTTCAAATACAGCTTCAATGTTAGTATTACTACAATCTTGATTTCTAAGAGCAAGTTCAATATTATTTCTTAATGTCTTTCCTGTAAGATTTACCAATTCAGGACGAGCACCAAAAGTAATATATTTATTTGCAAATGTACCTTTTAAACCTTGAGCAAAATAAATTGACAAAGCAATTGATACATACCCAGGATATAATTTAGTATTACCAATAGTACTTTGATACATAGAACCTGAACCATCACCAACAACCAAAGTATCTTCCAAATCTGTAGTTCCTAAAGCCTTCCATAACTCTTCAAGAGTTACATCCATAGGTAATACTGAACAACTCCAACCAGCACATCTAACATACTTTGAAATTATATCATGTGGATATAATGTCCCAGCATTAATCTTAGCTTCACCTTTTACTAAACTATCAAGATAAGATCTACGTCTATCTTCATCATTTCTTAAAAAAGCACCATTATAAAGTAAATTAGCTTTTGAAGGAACTGCTTCATAGTTAATAGCATTCCATTCTTTCTTGGACATTGCTACTTCTACAATCTTCAAATATGAACGTAACTTTGAAAGCATCTTACGATACTGCTTAGGTGTAATTTTAAGATAACTAATAAATGCATTAGCTAACTTAACAGTTTCAGTAGAAGATGTATTTGCAGAAGGCATCCACTTAGCTAACAACGAAATTGGCTTATTAGCTTCCATATTCTTCATATCAGATTCTAACTGATTCTTTACCAACTCTATTACATTTGTTTTTACAGGAGTTTTAACAAGAACAAGCAAATCATCATAACGACCATATTCAGCTAACAAAGGTAATACTTTTAACACAATTTCTTTTTGTGTCTTAGCTAAATAAGTCATAACTACTCTGAATAACTTTCTTTCTCCCATTCCACCACGAACATCACGAGCAAAGAAAAGCCACTTCATAGCTAATACTTGATCTTCAAAGAAAGCTTTCATAAAATCATCTACGATAGTTGACTCTGAAGCATTACGGTAAGAAGCAGTTTTAAAATTCATATCAAGCAAAGCTGACTGAGTAGTTCTAAAACCTAATCCACCATTTTCTGTTTTTGAGTAATTATATTCATTACCCAAAGTCTTTCCTAACTGTTCCATAAATGACATAATTATCATCCTTTCTAGATTCCTTTAATTTTTTGTTGTTAGAATCTTTAAAAACTTCTAGACTGTTTATTTACGGATTTGAACCGTTTAACAAATTTTAAACATTTGTATTTAACCTTGTAAATTTGCTGTGACAGTCTAAGTTTGTTTCTCTTACAATATATTATAATTGGATATCTTTACATATGTTATTTATTTTTATGAAAAAATTTCATTTTCTCTTACATATATAGAAATTCCTATCATAATTAAATACATTATAAAAATCCAAATCATACATCCTGTAGTAACTTCTACTTTAAGATAATTAAAATCTCTAAATTGTTTTCTTACAAAACCATCAATGATTCTTTCACTAGTATAATTAATAACTTCAATCATTTCATCATCATTATTTATAGTTTTATTTATCATATAATCTCGAATTTCAATTTTAAAAGTTTCCATTTCAGACCATGAAAAAGGTAAACACCATAAAACTTTATTATTACTATCTAATGAATACGATACGATAATATCATTCTTTGCACCATTTCTCCATTTGTTTTGAAGAGCAAAACCATATTCATATGGTTTATTTTCTCCAACATTTACAAACTGAAGGTTTGCTTGCTTCCATGCTCTCATCTTTCCAGGATTTTCTTCATCATCAATCATTCTATTCATATACGCATTAACTTCCATTAGTCTTTTTTCGCTATTATAAGTCAACCAAGGCATACCTGTTATTCTATCTATATGAATATAATTAGAAATATTTGAAGGATAATCTGGAAGGTCTGGATAATCATCTTCATTAATATCATTATGTTTATATATACTATAAGAAGCTTTTACTCGATTTTCATATGTATGATATGATGCACTTGGCATACCTATTGGATAATAAGATATTAATTCTTCTGTAGTATTTATATATGTATCATTAGCTCGTTTTCCATCAGATAATAAACTTATACTAAAACTACCACCATCAGAAGTCCATATATAATTTTCAGCAGGATGATGTTCCCAATATCCTGGAGTTGTTGTTACATAACTTCCGGTAATATTTCCTTCATCATCGTATGTATAATGTGTTGTATCTACAGGTGGATGCCATTCATCCCATTCTTCTTTATGCTCTGCTTTAGTTACAGTTCCTGACCACATTTCAATATCTGATGTCTGCATTGAAATATTTATGTTATAACTAATAAGTGCAATTAACAATCCAACAGCAATAGCTATAAATGGAACCCACGATTTTCGCCAAATACCATATGCAGCAAGTATTACTGCAAAAACAATACTTATAGGTGCTAACATAAATTATCTCCTTTACTAATTACTAATTTCAACCAAATATTTAATTGTTGTTTGAGCTTCTTTATAAACTATAATCTCATCATTTCTTAACATAGTTCCTTCATGAGCATGTAAACAATGAGCTCCGGGTTTAGTTCTTTGAAGACTGTCATAATTAAAATTATAATATTTACTATCAAAAGAATGTACATCATATGGATTACCATAAGCAACTTCATATAATCCCATAAATGCTGTATTAGAATTTCCACCGGCCCAATAAGAACCACTAAGAGACGTATATCCAATTGATTTACGAGCCTTAGTTGCAAAATAAGTACCATAACCAAACATTTTACCAGTTATTACAGCATTTGTAGGTTTAAGTACTAAACCACCATTTATAATTGACCACCAATTTTCATTTCTTGAACCGTGCCAAAGTAATTTTGTATCTTTAGTACAATTAACTAATCCTTCATCAGCAAGATATTTATCATACTTAACTTTAGTCTTTTTATTTGAAACTCTCCAAGCATTTTTAAACTGATTAGCAGCTCCACCAAGTTTCATTTTAATAATATCTATATCTTTATCATCACATTCTTCAAATTCAAGTCCAAGAGCTTCTAAAATAGTAAAATCATTTGTTACTTCTGTTTTTTGTTCTTCATCAATAACAGCCTTTGTAACAACTTGACCTTTCATAACATCAAGAAGATCCTGCTCTCCTTCAATAATTCTTGCAAATTGAGTTTTAGTTTCTGCAAGATTATCAGCTACTTTCTTCATCTTACGAGGAATTACTTTAAATAATTCAAGTAACAAACTATTAAATTTTTCTATAGTTGTTTCATTACTTAATTTAGTAAGTAAATCTTGCGCTTCATCAATCATTGCTTGTGTAACTTTATTTGATGATATTGTATAGTTCTTTTCAATAGCATCTTTTGCCATTGCTTGTAAACGTTCAACAATTTTCTTTATTATATTATTTTGAATATCTATATATTCTTTAGTTCCTGATACTGTAATACTTTCATTAATAATATCAGCAACTAACTCAGTTTTATCTTCATAACCTTTTCCAGTTTTATCTCTATATTTTTTATCCCATAAAGACATTGAAAAACTTGTTGATTGAAATTTTGGATTACCAATTCTTCCCCATTCTGCAATAAAAGTACCATCTCCTTGAGGAAGCATACGATAAAATTTATTGTTATTAGCTTCTGCTCCTACAAAAACTAAATAAATTGGTAAATAATTCATAGTTACAATCTCCTTTTGATTAATTATTGATTATGTTATAATTATATCATATAACTTTATAAATGTAAATAGTTTTCTTTCATTTGTAACAAAACTGTAACAATTATTTATATCTACCAATAAACCAACCATTATTTAAATAAATATCTATTTCTTCTTTCATAATATATTTATTTAAAAGTCCATTATTTATTAATTTTCTATTTTTTAAATATTCTAATCTTTTTAATTTTGTTTCTTCAGATATATTTTTCTTTTTAGACATTTTCTTTTTTGTTTCTTCAGAATGACATTTACCATAAAAAGGATTTTTTTCTCCCGATAACGAATTAGATCTTTTTTTTCGTATTTCATCATTAAAATGTTTTTCATAATTCCAACTATTACTCATTTTCTTTTTTGTTTCTTCAGAATGATGACTTCCATGAAGTGGATGATTAGATTTCTTTAATCCTTCAGATATTTTTTGTTTATGTTCTTCAGTATGTTTTCTATATTTCATAGGTGAAGATCCACCAAAACTAATATTATAATACTTTTTATTTTCTACAGCATTATAAAAATCTATCCAATAAATTTCTTTTTCATTCAAATGTTCTTGTGAAATACATTCTTCAATTAATTTTACTTCAAAATTTTCTTTACCATATTTCTTAATTGCTTGACAAATAATTTTTCCAGAACCTAAATAATTAGTAAATTTATTAGATTTTTTTTGTCCAATATACTTTTTTCCATTTACTAAATTAGTAGTTTCATAAATATAACCATACATTTTTATCACGTCCCTATAGTTATATTTTATTAAATAAACAGGATTTTAAATATAATTGTAATATTATACAAAACACACAAGAACTTCTATATCAGTATCGTTAAAAGTATCTATAATAATACGTTTAACAATAGTCCAATCTAATTTATCACAACCACAACCAATCTGAGGAATTGCTAATTTTGTTATTTGATTGTCAATCATATATTTTTTCATACTTTTAATACACTCTTGTAAACAATCATATGTTGGCTTATCCCAAAAATTTAATTTAGTAATTAAATTAAACACATTATCAATCAATATTGCTTGACCAACATAATTCTCATAATGATTATTAGTATCATTAGGAACTATAAATCGCCTAAGCTTATTACGAATATTAAAATTTTTAACAAACTGTTTTGCTATACCTGCTCCACAAGTAAAATCATTTGAAATACAATGAGCTAAATAATATCCTTGAGGTACTGTAAATAAATCTTTCGTTATTTCTTCAATAGTAAAGTTATTATATTGTTCACAGTTATATAATATAGACATAATTATTCTCCTTTCAAATCAATTACATTATCTTGTTTTGTTTCAAAAGCATTAGATGTACGAGCTGATGTAATAATATAATCATTAGCATCTTTAATAGTTTTGCCAGCTATTGGAGCAATTATAAAGTAAATTTGAACAGCGTCATTATATTCTCGAATTACATCTGTAATTTTCTTTTGATTATTATCAAATTCCCGTCTACCAGCTTCAATTGTAGTAGCTAATTTAGTATACAAAGCAGTATCAAATGTAGGATTATCTTCTTGAATAGATTTAAACAAAAGATTCTGGTCTTGATAACGTCCTTCAATTAATCCCATATATACATCTTTATACTGTTCTGCCTGAATATCTGTTACTTGAGTAATCTCTTTAAATGATTTCCACATATTATCATAATTACTTTTATTTGCAATATATTGAGCTTCAATTCGATTATCCAATCTTATAAGTTCTTTATAATGTCCCCATGAAGTACTTGCTATACCTATAATAATAATAATAATAACTACTGCTACTGCAATTAGTGAAATAAGACATCCTTTTTTCATACTTATTAATCTCCTTTAATATTTTAAATTTTGTTATTTATTTGGCACGCCTATCTGGATTCGAACCAGAATTTAAGGTTTAGAAGACCTTTGTTCTATCCCTTGAACTATAGGCGCATATAAAGAGTAAAAGATTGTCAGAGTCGAACTGCAGAGTGCGCTACTCCTTTTACTTATCTAGAATTACCATCCTGGATCTCTTACTCTTTTGTGGTGGGCCAGACTGGACTTGAACCAGTGACCATCCGCTTATGAGGCGGGTGCTCTAACCAACTGAGCTACTGGCCCTTATATGGATTACATTTATAAGTACTTCCAAATAAATATAATCCATTGTAATGTTAAATATTATTTAAATTGGAACAGATAATGCAAAATTAATTAATGCATCTTTTGTATTTTCAACATGTTCATTTATTACTTGTTCTAAACATTTATTTAATACAAATCCAATTACCTTTCCAGGTATAAAGCCAATCTCAATTAAATCATTTCCATCAATAGCTAAATCTTTTAATTGAAAAACTTCAGCATCAGATTCAATTTCATTAATTAAATTTAATAATGTATGATACTTTAATTTAATTTTTAATTCAGTACCCATACCAACATGAGTTAATTTATCTGCTAATTGTAATTGTAATAATTTAACATACATTTCTTTTCCAAGTTTATTTAACCATCTTTTTACAGCAGCTTTAGTTGTTACCATTTCTGCATCATGATATTCAATTAATGTTAATACTTCATTTTTAATATCATTTGAATATTTCAATTCTTCTAAAATTATTTTTGTTTTAGATACAGATATTTTTGGATGTCCATAAAAATGATAAGTTAATTTTTTTTCATCAAATATTTGTGCTTCTAATTTACCAACATCATGAAATAATGCTGCTAATTTTAATCCAAGATTATCAGATTCTGTAGATATTTTATTCATAACTAATACTGAATGAGTAAATACATCGAACATATGATACATACTATTATGTGTTACAGAAACTAACTCTAATAATTCAGGAATAATCTTTTTTAACACAAACGTAATTAATCCATAATAATATACAAACTCATCTGAAAATTCATTATTAAAGCTTACAACAGTCCAATTAAGTAACATTTGATTTAGTTCTGATTGTATTCTTTCTTTTGAAATGTTATTTAAACAATTATGATTTTCCCAAATAGCTTCCATTGTTTCTTTTTCTATCTTAAATTTATATTTTAAAGCAAATCTTATAGCTCTAAGAATACGTAAACCATCTTCTTTAAATCTTGAACCAGGATCTTCAAAAATTTCACCTTTAGATACTTTATCAATTTTAGAAGTAACGCATCTAATACTTTTAGACTTAATATCGTTTAATCCATTAAAAGGATCAATCAAATTATCAATTAAATTAATATCATTATTTAAATAATTTATATAAGCATCTAAATTAATAGCCATTGCATTAATTGTAAAATCACGACGACATAAATCATCTTCAATATTTTTTGAAAATATAACATCACTTGGTCTATGTTCTCCATTAAATTTGTTAAAAACATCTTTTCTAAATGTTGTAGTTTCAAAAGGAATGTTATCAACCATAATAGTTATAGTACCATATTTTTTACCAGTTGGAATTGTATAAATAGAACTATCATTATAATCTGCAACCAATTTTTCTATTTCATCGGGAGTTGCAGATGTTGTAAAATCATAATCCTTAGGTATATTATTCATAAACAAATCTCTAACACAACCACCTACTAAATATATTTTGTATTTATTTTTAAATATTTTTTGAATTTTAAAAAATTGATCTTTAATATTCATAAGTTAACCTCCTTTAGTCTAAGTTATGCTTTTCTCTAAACAAGTTTATACTTTTTGCTTCTTTAGCATTTATTTCATCTTCAGTACTATTATCATGAAAAGCATCTAATACAATTCTATAACAAGTCATATTTGGACAATACATATTACTTTCAAATATTTTCCAATCATGACCATAAATTACTTTCATTAATGCTGCAGCTATTCCAGCAGATCGACTAATTCCAGCTTCGCAATGAACTATTAACAAACTAACATTATTTCTAATAGAATTAACAAACAATTTAATCTGTACTGCTTGTTCAAAAGTTATACAATTATAATCTCCTTGTTCTACATCATCAAATTTCAATCTAAGTAAATATGTAACATTTTCAAAATTAGCAAATTCTTTATTACAATCAGAAATAGAAATTATAGCTAAGTTTTCATATGTTGATTTTTGTGAATATAATATTGCATTTTTTCTACTCATGACTTCAATTCGCATAGTCATCAAATATAATCTCCTATAAAATCTTTTATATACATTTTTGCAGTTCTGATATTATCAAAACCATTTTTATATACTTCTTTATTATTAATTTCAGCATATACTCTTGTAGCTGATGTAGGTCTAATAATACAACCTATATCTTGTCCATTAGCTATTATTCTCCAACTTTCTTGTCCTTCATAAGTTTTATCCTTTTTATAAATAACTGAAATTTTCATTACGCACACTCCTTTTTATTTACACGACGTGCTCTTTTACGAAGAGCAGCTTTTGTTTTAGGAGTTTTATAAACAGAATAACCAGCTTTTATTGTAAATCCATATAATTTCATAACATATTCTCCTTTAATTTTAATTATGTTATAATTATATCATAATTTCTTATAAATGTAAATAGTTATTCTACATTTGTAACAAAATTGTAATATAACGACTTCCAGTTAATCATACTTACAAATTCTTCAATATCTTTAATGTTAGGCTGTTCAGGTAATGAAGTATTATTTTTTGCATAATCTAATCTTTTCTCATATTCATCAATTAAATCAAACAGTTCATTACTAAAAGTTCCATCTTCTAACTGATACTTACCATTTCTAATAGTTAAAAGAAAATCAATATCATTTTCTCTATAAGTATTTATTTCTTCTTTTTCTAAAATATCAAAAGCCATCAGATAAAGTCGAACCAAATGCATTGCATGTTTATTCAAATGAACATCATCTTTTTTACTGTTTCTCTTATTAAGTTTATCATAAGTAGAAACAATATTATTAATTTCTGATAAAGCTGCACATAATCTATTTGATGCAATAGTCATACCCATCGCTGTTGGTCTAAGTTGTAAATCATTATTCTCATCAAAGAAGAAATTATACAAATGTTCAGTTAAACCATGTCTTTTAGCAATTCCACCTTCTCCAATCCATGCATTTTTAATACTATCAAGAATATGTTTTTGCTTCAATGTTTCTCCAACTTTTTCTCTACCTACAGCATTTTGAAGTCTACGTAATTGAGCAGTAGCATATCCACCAAAACTATATGCAGCTCTTTTTGATAAGAATAAATTTTTACCTTTTAATAATAATCTACCTAAAGTACCACTTAAAGTATCAGGAATATAATAACTTTCATTTTTACATCCTAATAGTTCAATAGTATTAGGATTACAATTAATAAGTAATTGAATAATCTTATTAAAAGAATAAATTGTAGTATCTGTTTCAATACATACTTCCTGCTCAAACGGAGATAACCCAATTAAACTCATAGAAGGATTTAAACAAACACCACGAATATCAATGTCAGAGCCTTCCACGTTAGTTCCATAAGCATGAGAACCACCTAACGTAAGAAACATAATATTCTCAATATTTTTATTATTCCTTAAGTGTTCATATTCTTTTGAATTCCATACTGATAATACGTCAATCATTGTTAATTATCTCCTTTATTAATATTCATCATATAATATATTTTGTTTTGCTACTCTTTTAAATATATCTAATATATGAGCTTTACTTCCTTCAAATGACATATGAGAAACTTTAATGTCAATATCAGCATCCATAAAGTTACAAAAATATTCTATTAACTGAGTAGCTATTCCATGTCTTCTATAATCTTTATGAACATCTATATAATTCATTCCACAGAAGTCATCATAAAAACTATATTTCAAAATTCCAATAATATCTTCTTTATTATTAAAAGCAACTATATAACTACTATTTTCTCTAAAATTACTTGGTTGAAAATAATGAAAGTTCTCAAATACATAAAAATTACCATCAGTTTTATATAAAGGAAGTTTATAATCCCATTCTTCTTTATCAAAAACAACATCATATAATTCATCTATAGTATAATGAGTAAGAATCATTATTTTCACTCCTTTACCAAATATGGTTAATTTCTCTTTAAATAACCAAAATTAGTTAACTTATATAATTATATCACATATTCTTATAAATGTAAATAGTTTTTTCTAAATTTCTTTGTATAATTAAAATTGTTTTTTCTTAATTAATTTATTTATATAACTTGGAGCTTCTAAAATAAATTAGAAGCTCCAATTAAATTACTTTCTTTTATAAAATTTATACCAACGAGCATATGTTCTTTTATCTACATCATTTTGATTATAATACCATTTAACTCCATTTAACACTTCTTTTTGTAATTTTTCAGTATCTGCAATATAACCTTCATATGTTTCCATACAAATCCAATCACAGACATCCCAACCACAAACATTCTTTTTCCAAGCTGAACCATTAGAAATTTCATTATACACATTAAGATGTCTCATTTTACGATTAGATTCTTTAATGGTTGCTTTTGCTCGTCCACCATGATCTTTAACTAAAGGAACTTTTTTATAACTTCTACTCATTGTAATTTACTCCTTTCTAAAAGTAAATTACAATCCTATCAATCTTTTCTTCAAATTAATCAACTCCTTTATTCAGATTCTGCTACTGCAATTACATAATGTGTAATATTACAACAACCTTCACAAAGTGTTATATCATTATCTGTAGACATAATTAATTTTAGTTTACCTTGAGCTAATTGCTCTTGTTCTGATGTTATCATTAAACTATTAGGAAAACAATCTTTACAAAATTCAGCCATTTAAATTATCTCCTTAAGATATTATGGAGGAAGGTGTGGGATTTGAACCCACGGGCCGGCTCATCACCGACCTCTAATTTTCAAGACTAGTCGTTTCATCCAGACTCACGCAACCTTCCATGATTGGCGGAGAAGGAGAGATTTGAACTCCCAAGCCGCCGAAGCGACGACAGATTAGCAATCTGTTGCATTACCATTATGCTACTTCTCCATTTTTGGTGGACCTTGCCGGACTTGAACCGGCCACCTTCTGCGTGCAAAGCAGATGCTCTCCCAGATGAGCTAAAGGCCCTTATTGGAGCGTCCGAGAGGAATCGAACCTCCATTAACTGGGTTGCAACCAGTTCCCTTGCCACAAGGACGAACGCGTATTACAATTGACCTAATACTTTTAATGTCATATAAGGTGTTTTATCCTCATTTCCAACATTTTCGTATTCTTCCTTAAATAATATACCATCTTTAATTAAATAGATCTGTTGAGGATCTATATCATACGAAATAGACTGACAACTTTTTATATGTTGTTCAAGCAAATCATCTCTTTTTTCTTTTGTCAATTCTCCGTTTATTTCAACATTCCAACTATTTTCTAACTGTTTAATAAACTCATCAACATTAAATTCTTTTGCTTTTATTGTTAATGTAGTACCATTTGTAAAATCTCCAAATACTATTTGATTAGTTTCTTTTTCTAAACAACAATATTTCATATTTTTAATCTCCTTATATATTGGCAGGCCGAGAAGGAATCGAACCTTCGTCTTACGGTTTTGGAGACCGCCATTCTTCCAATTAAACTACCGACCTTTATCGTGATAGGTTATCGACTATCCTCATTACATACGAAAGCGAATTATAATCTCGAGATACTTTAGGTTACATCACGTTAATGGCCCAAATGTACCGATAGAGAGGAACCTATCATATATGGTGGAACTGATGGGAGCATGAATCCCATGTCCACAATAATTATTTATATAAAATCTTTTTACGCAATAGTTTATTGTATAAACTTTATTAAGTAGTGTTTCAGACAATAAACAAACTTTCTACTTTAAAACATAAAATTAACAAAAATTAATTGATATTCTTTAACCTCAGATATTTACCGTCAATTACGGATATCGTTTTAGTCAGTCCGTAGACCTAAGCCACAGCTCTTGCAGTTAACATAGCAGCCATTAATGCTGGATGAAATGTAACTACAGTCGTTGAATTTTCTTCAGCGTTTAATTATTTTTGTTTCCATTAGGTGGTAACATATCCTGCGAATTTTATACTTTCATTACCATGTCGAAACCATTTCAGCCCCATATTATATAGACATTATTAAATTTCGAATATTAAAGATCCTTTTTAATTGCTGTTCATGTCTAAATATAAACTAGATACTCTAATAGTTTCTTAACACTATAACTTTTATAAGATAAATAGCTGTAAGTATCTATGGCTACGGAGGGAGGGTTCGAACCTCCACTCGACCGGGTCAAAGCCGGTTGTGTTACCATTACACCACTCCGTATTATTCATAAAGTTTTATAAAATCTTTTCCATATATATTTATAACATAATCTAACATATACTTTATATCTTCATAAAACATTATTTTTAAATTTTTTACTACTTTCCATTTTTCATCATCTTTTTTAGTTTTATAACCTTTTATTTCTATATATTGGCCAGCTTCAATAAAATCTGGATAATATCTATATTCTTTATTTTCATAAATATATTTAAATCCTTTTTTATTTCTCTCAAACTGAATATTATGTTCAAGATTATAAATCACATACGCAAGCTCCCAAGAAGAATCACATTTATAACCTTTATATATACCTCGTTTACCAAACTTATTAGCAGACCATTTAGATGTTTTCTTATAAATAGATTGCTCAGATTGATTTTTAGATACCCATCCATTAGAACAACTTCTATTACAGAATCTCCCAGAACCAAATTTCTTTTTCATTATTTTATTACAATATTCACATATATATTGTTCATTAAGCCAATGTTGTAATTCTTTTTCTTTATTAATTTTAGCTTTTTCAGTAGATTTTTTATTTTTAAGTTTAGCACCTTTTTTAGATCGTTTAATTCTTTCATTATATTTATCTTTACCAAGATGTATTTTGCATCCACTTTTATGTCCATTAAATACATTTGCTTTAGTAAATATTTTTCCACATTTACATTTATATTCTTTCATCAAATCATACCTTTTATTTTTATTTTATACTTTGCTACTAAAGTATGATTCGAACAATTTTCAAAAAATAAGTTTTTCAAGTCTATCCTTGATGATACTTATGAACCAAGTTAGAGTTGATAGATACTCGCGGAACCACCGGATTTAATATGTACTTTTCTGTACATGGAGCGAGTAGAGGGAATTGAACCCTCATCTTCTGGGTGGAAGCCAGATATAATAGCCATTATACTATACCCGCATAGGCTCTTCAATAAAGACTTGCACTTTATACTGGTTTTGGCCAAACAACAGTAGGTCTATACCTTGAAGAATATAAAACAGTTTATAAATATTATAGTTAGGATAATATTCAAGGTACTGTTAAACCTTTCAATATATCACTGCAGTCTAGCTGTCTCGATAATTGATGGTACTTCTTAGTGGTTCTGCCCCACTTGCCTTCTCGGTGTAAACGAGACGCTCTCCTAATTGAGCTAAAGAAGTATATTAATATGGAATATCATTTAAAAAATTAGTATCATATCCATCTATCCATTTTTCTTCTTTATTTGTAGATATTATAATTTCATTTTTATTATCTTTATTAGTATCTATTATATGAGTTTTACTAGTTTCATTTACATACACTGCTTTTTGATTATTTACTTCAATTATCTTTCCAGTCCATACACCGTTACATACAAAAAACTCAGTTCCTATTTCTAAATCTCCAAACCATACTTCAATTGAGTTTTGTGTTTGATATGGTCTCATTATGTTAATCTCCTAATTTTAAAATAAAATGAATACTTTATTCAGTCAACCTATAAGGTATATTCATATGAGACTTTTATAATCTAAAAAACGGAGATCTGTTACATGTCCGAAAGGACAATGGCTCCTCAGGCAGGACTTGAACCTGCAACCTTCCGGTTAACAGCCGGACGCTACTACCATTGAGCTACTGAGGAATATTAAATTGGTGGAACGGAGAGGTGTCGAACCTCCATCCTCTGGTTTTTCAGACCAGCGCTCAGACCGCGTAAGCTACCATTCCATACTA